CATGGTACTAAAATATGTCTTAGGATCATCAATATCGTATCCTTCATTACCACTCCAATCCACATTAGCATAATTAGGATATAACCTTTGTGCAGTAGATTGTAATGCCAATTTAAACAAATCGTAGTTTGGTTCTCCTGGCTTACGATTTACCCCTTTCATACATTGAAAGATTCCACAAGGAAATATTGATGTTTTATGAAATTTACCAACACCTTTAATAGAACCTTCTAATAATGCTTTTATTACCATACGTCCTTCAGGTAATGTACAAGTGCCATAATTAATACTTGTAAATGGTAACTGATTTCCACTTCTCGATTGTAATGTATTGAGGTTATGATACATACCCTCAACTGCTTGTTGTGTTTCCTTAATTGTCATATCCATTGCATATTGATATGCTTTTGGATAAGTATTTTTATAAAAATCATTTTCAATAGAAACCTTTGACCAATCTTTTGTCATATCTAACTCTGCATTTGCATTGCAAATATACTTCATACCATCTTGATAATGTTTAATAAAACTTTTTCTTACATAAGGAACCATTGTCCAATCTAAGTGAGTCGCAGAAACGCCACCGAATTGTTGTAAGCTTTGTAACTGAAAGATAACAGCTATCAACTGAAAAGCAGTGTTAATACTATTAGCAGGTCTTACATCTGTTTGTCTAGTATTAAATCCATTTGCAAGTAATTTATCAAATGGAATACTTAAACAATTATGCATTCCTACTGCATAACTATTTAAATCATGAATATAAATCATATTATTGAGATGATTTTCACGAGCCATATCAGACATACAGTTGTCTAAAGCATACTTTTTTAGGACAGTATCACTTGCTTCTCCGACTCTTCCACCAAAAGACTTTTCATCAATATTAGCATTTTGATTTTGAACATTGGATGCTGTAAGTTTTTCTCCTATATCTATCATAAGTTTACTATTTTGTTCTCTAATTCTGCTTCTGTCATTGCGATAAATAATATAAGCTCTTGCAACATCTTTACGATTACTTGCCATTAATTTCGTTTCTACTATATTTTGTATTTCTTCAACACTCATATTTTTGTCTAGACTTTCAATATAATTAGCAATCTCTCTGGCTTTATCTTTTGCATAGGTACTTTCTTCTCCATCTACATCTATAAAAGATTTAAGAACGGCTATTTTGATCTTATCTTTGTCAAATTTGACTTTTCTTCCGTCTCTTTTTATAACCTTCATTGAGTATCTCCTTTACATTTATAGTTTATTTAAGTTTTAAACTAACACACCTAATTCTTTAAGTTTGTGAGCTAATCTTTCTTCGTCTGCCACATCTTCTACAACAACAATCAATGTGTTTGCTAAGTCTAATGACAAAACACCCATTATACTTTTACCATCAACAACATACTTACCAGAGTATATAGTTACTCTTGAGTTTAAATTAGAAGTATACTGTATAAATAACTTAATCTCTTCCATTGTTGTAAATTTAACTTTCATTTTTCACCTCCTAAAATATTATATATTTCAAACCAATCGTTACATCTAATGCCTTGCCATTTTTCATTCCAAGGATATTGTTTACCAAAACAAATTCTTGTCTTAGCATTTGATGTGATTAGATTGCTTGCACTATCATCAATAAACACACCATCACTCATATCAATATGTGACTTGTCAGAGTATTCTTTATAATTTACTCCTACAAACTTACAGTATGGTAAATGTTCTTTAATCCATTTTTCTTTTAAAACCAGATTAGGACTATAACCGGCAGAGACAACTGTTATATCATATTCTTCAGATAACCTTCCAATGTAATACTTAGCATCTTTCATAAATTGTACAGTTCTGAAAAATCTCGGCTGGTTGAAATATGTGTTAATGTAATCTGGCGTAGCTGCTTTTAATTCTTCAAAATTCCATGTATTGATATTTTCCCAATCAATAGGCTCGTACTTTTTGTAAGCACAAAAATCGTCCTCATAGAGAGATACGATGGCTTTTATGGTGTTTACAATAACACCATCATAATCAATAAAAATTTTCTTCTTAATAAATACCACTCCTATCTATCCATTTTTTGAATTTGACAAAGTGCCATTAACCCTATGCCCATAAATAAACCTACAATAAAACCTATTATTAGTCCTGCAATCAAATCCATAATCATTCTCCTTTGTGTTTGTTGTATAATCCTCTAATTGTCTCTCCTAAAATATAAGGCTCTACGTTTTCATTTGTTATAACACAATGCGCATAATCCATAATATCTTTGAAATCTTCTATATCAGCTTGTATTCTTCTATTTGCTTCTTCGGGGTTGTCTCCTCTTTGAAGCAATCTTTTTTTAATAGTGTCAAGTTCAGAATGAATGTAGAATATTATTGGATTAATCCCTTCGCATTTTTTAATCTGTCTAATACCATCGGGATTTAATATAACCACTTTGTCATCTGTTAAATCTTCTTTAGCAGTGCCATAGTACCAAGTTTCTTTAGTGGCCACATTATAAGAAGTTGTTTCTGCAAAAAAGTTCTCAGATTCTTTCTTTAAAAAATCTTCTTTTGTAATAAAGTGGTATTCTACGCCTTCTGTTTCGCCTTTTCTCATTGGTCTTGTAGTATATGACACTACAGATTTCATTCCTAATTTGATTAATTCTTTTTGAATGGTGTCCTTGCCAGATGATGTCATTCCACAGAGTACTATCATTAAATCGCCTCCTTTTTAGGTTTTCTGCCACACGATTTCTTTTCAGTGCAATAGCCATATCTATCACATTTAGGCATAAAATAATTTTCTACAAGATATTTCCACTCATCAGAATACTCAGATAGGGCAACACAAATATCCTTAAACAACTTTCTATATTCGTGATACGCTCTTGTACATTCTCTTTGATTTGACATATCTGCAAGATTTCTAAAGTTATGTTTGCAAACAACTTTTGACTCCATTCCTAATGGTAAGCCGTTTGCAGAATCTTCTCTTGGAATGCCCATATCTTCTAATTCTTTAAGGGTATTAGAAATATTTCTCATCATTGTGTCGTACTTGAATTTTGCCAAACTATTGTTTTCAATAGAAGGTGGTGTAAAATAATCAAATCCATCTTGATAATTAATATATCTCGTTGAAGCTTGTAAACGAGTTGGCATTCCACCTATATGTGTATACCACTCCCTAAAAACTCTTGCAGAATATCCATCTAAAATCATATAAACATCAGGGAATTCCCATGTACGACCATGGTTATTTTCTAAACAATCAATTCCACGTTTATAGTTCTTTTCTTTGTCAGTGATATCACTTCCATAACACATTCCAGCTTCTGTCCCTATCATTTGTATTGGGTATTTGTATGTATAATCTTGAATTATTACCTTTCCCATTTCTTCCTCCTAAAAATATTTATTTATAAAAATGATGTCCTATATCATCTTTAAACAAGAATGTAGCAAATCTATCAAAGTTGCCATTATAATTGCTACTATGGAAGTACAAAGCACCTTGAGTAATATCTTGTTCCCATGCCTCTTCTACTGCTTGAATTGTTGTATTGCTAATTTCAGTTCTAAAATAACTGAACTGATTAGGTTTTGTTATTATTTCTGTGATACTACTACCAAATCTTCTGTCTTTAAATCTATTAAATATTACGCAAGCTACATTGGTTTTAGATTTAACATCTGCTGTATAGCATTCTGTCTCAACACATCTTTGAATAAGGTATATTTCTTCTAATGTGAATACTTCGTATAACTTAGGTGTACTATTTTCAGTTGCAGGTTCTTCAGTAGGTTTTTCAGTGGTTTCTTCTGTTTCTTCTACTTTTGGTTTTCCTACAACTGGTGGTGCAATCGGTTGTAAAGTAATTTCTTGTTGTATTGTTGTTGTTTCTTCAGTTTCGCATTTTTTTGAATCTTCTCCCTGAATACAAACCCAGGGAAGAAAAACAAATGTTATTAAAATAAATATTGCTATTATTCTTTTCATATTTTACCTCATATAATTTTGATTAGTCTATTTTTAATTCTTCAAATATAATTTGTTTAGGTAAGAAATTGTAGCACCAATAAGCACTCATAAAAGTGATTTTATTTTGAACAACACCTTTATTAAAAAATTTCATTCTTTTATTAAAAGATAATATTTGTAAATCTTTATCCTTAAACAAATAATAAGGTGCTGCATCATTCCACCATGTATTTGGTGCTATCAAAGCAAATAGCTTCCCAAAACTCAATACACGTTCAAAAATTTTACGTTTGTTTGTAAATGGAGGATTGCTGATAATACAATCCCAATGTTCTTCTGGTTCATATGTATAAAAATCTTGTCCATAATCTATATGTGAGTAAATTATCTTGTTACCATTAGCTTTAATTTGTTTAACAAATTCACTATCTTCTTTATCAAACGGGCACCATACTACCCAATCTTTAGGTATATATTTTAAAATGGGTTTTACTGCATAGTCTAAAGTTATACATTCATCATTCGCACCTGGCGAATATAACACTTCTCTACTGTTTATCATTTTCTTCATTTTAACATCCTTAAATAATTTTATTTAGTTTGTATTTTTATCCAAGTCTTTCACTCGCTATATCAAAATATTTTTTAGTTTTTTCAGTTCCAATCCATTTTCTGCCGTTGTCTCTTGCAACAAGTAAATGCGAACCACTTCCTGCGCACGGATCGAACACAATATCTCCTGCATTAGAATTATCCAAAATCAATTCCTTTAACAAGCCATGATTCTTTTCTGTTGGATGTAATTTACTTCTTCCGCAGGGATATTCAAATACTGTATTTTTGCAATGAGCATTAAATGTGCTGCCACGTTTTTTAAACCATATGGCATTTTCAATTCCTGACAGGTAAATATAGTCTCCGTTCATTGGACTTGGATTTGTTTTCTTCCAAATTAATTGTCTTACAGTTCCTTTATTTTTCTTTTGCTTATCTGAAAAGAATTTATGTATTTCTGATAATTGTTCTTTGCCACAAAAAATAATAATTGTACCTTTAGTCACACGATAAACCTCTGGTAGAAAATCTTGTAAATCAAATGTCATTGTATCAGCTTCTTCTTTATCTAATGTTCTTAATCCATTACTATCTCTATTAACTTCTCCATATGGGATATCCGTTAATGTGAGATCTACTGAGTTATCGTCTAACCCCCCATAAATGTGATACAATCTTCATTATAAATATTATTAAATCCTTGCATTTTGTTTTTTTTAGAAAGGGACATGTCCTTAGTAGCTACCTAACTTTTTCCTTTCTGATAATTTTAATTAGTTAAATTACGAGTCTTATAATAACATCTTTCTGCGTTTTGTCAATACATAAAAATAATTTTATTTAGTTAATTGAATAGATTATAAGAGGATATCCTTCTCCATAATAAAAACTATCGTTCCGATCAATAAATTCAATAGCTTCTTCGTAATCCATTCCTTCTTTATTAACTAACCATTCAACCATTTTATTAAAATCATATACTGCTATATTTTTAGTTGTAACACCAATAAAAGCATCGTCATAGTCTGGATTTTTAAAGGTAATTACATCTTCATATCCTGCATTTTCAATACGTTCTTTTGCTGTTACTATATCACTCCCTAATACTCTTCATAATACACTTCGCTACTTACTACTTTCTTATTCTTTTCAGCAGCCTTAACTTTATTTAACGCTTCCTTTCTATTTAGAAATATTGAAATTCCTATATCGTTCTTACTAAATAGAAATGCTTGTTTTGTATTTTTATCAGTAGCAGAAAACCATGTGTCTGCTATAGTTCTTACTTTAAGCTCATATACCTCATACATATATACCTTTTCAAGTATACGAGCATAATATATTGTTTGACCTTTTTCTAG